GCAGCATGACAACGATCGGCGGTCGGCAGTCGTCCCGGATGCAGTCCGATATCTGGCTCACGCCCCCCGGAATTCTGCGAGCCCTGGGGACGTTCGACCTTGACCCCTGTGCCGCGCCTGAACCTCGCCCGTGGCCGACAGCTGCGAAGCACTATGCGCTTCCTCAGGACGGGCTGTCCCTTCCGTGGCAGGGGCGCGTCTGGTGCAACCCGCCTTACAGCAGGCAGGCCGCGAAGTGGCTTGAGAGATTGGCCGACCACGGCACGGGCACGGCTTTGATATTTGCCCGGACCGAGACTTCGTGGTTCATCCAGACGGTCTGGCAACGGGCGGACGCAGCACTGTTCTTGCATGGGCGCGTGAACTTCCACCATCGGGATGGCTCCCGTGCCGAATGGAACGGAGGCGCACCGTCTGTGCTGGTCGCCTATGGCAAGGAAGACGCCGAGGTGCTGCGTAGGTGCGGTCTGCCTGGAACGTTCGCGTCGGGATGGCAGACGGTGGAACCTGCTGGCCAAATGCAACCGCTTCTGATCGCGGCAACAGCAAGTGAGGGCGCAGCATGACCGATCAGACAGCCCCGCAGCCCGCAGAGGGTCTGCGCCATCACCTTGCCGAGGCCATGGCGAAGGAGGCCGGGTCGAAGGTGTTTCGCGAGTCCGGCCGCGAGTGGGACCACATGCGGTCCGTGTGGCTGGCCCACGCCGATGCCGCGGTAAACGCCCTGCACCGGTGGGAGCAGCAAGGGACCCTGTTCCGCCTGTGCACCATTCCGGGCTGCATCCGGGAGTTGAACATTGCCACGCCCGAACCGGGATGGTTTCAGTCCCGTGCGGTCGGCTATGCCTGCCCTGACCACGCTGCAGCCCTGTGGGGGAACCCGGATGGCCCGCACGTCCCGAACTGGGGGCACTCCGGACGGGCCTGGGAGCTGCGCACGAAGGACAACGCGTTGCTCCGCTGCTCCTGCGGGTGGGACGCAGGAAAGACCCGGTTCCGCGGCCACGGCACCACCCTCTGGCAGGCGCATGCCCTCGAGGTCCTCGAGACGATGGAACAGAACTGATGCGTATCCCGATCTGGCCGGGTGTCCGGCTGTCCATGTGGGAGCCGCAGAACCCGGACGCGGTGAAGGTCACGATGGCCTGTTACTACAAGCCGTTCAGGGTGACGCGGGTGCTGTCGAAGCGGGGCTGGGCTCTGTTGCTGATCCGGTACGACTGGCGGGACACGGGGACTTACGAGCCGCCGAAGCGTGACGCCCTTGCTGATACTCCGACCCCCGGATGCTCTTGCGGGCACGATGGCATGGGCGCAGCGTGGCACGAGCGTGGCGTGTGCCAGTGGCTGGTTGGGGAGGCTGGCCGATGACGCCCCGGAACTCTGCGGCCGCGCAGGCTGCTGCCATCCGTGCGGGGGCCCGGCGTGGCCCGTGGCGGCGTCTCCTGGTCCTCCTGGGTGTCCGTACCCCGGGGATGCGTAGGGCGGACAGTCGGGCGTTCCTGTGGGGACACGGTGCGGAAGGCGAGGCGGTCACGGCCCGGATGCTGACCGCGCTCGAGGCCCGCGGGTGGGCGATACGGCACGACGTCCGATTACGGGGCAGACGGTTCAACGTGGATCACGTCCTGGTGCCCCCGTGCGGGACCGCGGTGGTTGTCCTCGACACGAAGGCGTGGCACCGCGGCCGCACCACCGACCTGGTGAACGGCCGGGTCCACTGCGGGACGGAGGACCGGCACACGCAGGTCCAGCGGGTGGCCGAGTACGCGCTGCTCGTCGGCCAGGCCCTGGGACTGCCAGACGTGGCGGTGTGGCCGCTCCTCGTCGTCCACGGCTCCCCAGTGGCCGGCGGGCAGCTCGAGGCCCGGGTGAACGGCTGGGATGGTCCGGTGTACGTGCTGGGCCCGGAGATGCTGCTGCCACGCCTGGCGGGTGCGCCAACAGCATGGGATCCGCGGCGGGCGCAGGCAGTGGCGGACCGAGTCGATTCGGTGCTTCTGCCGTACACGGAGCCCGGCTGAGACGTACGGTGGGCGTGCTTCACGATCCCATCGAGCGGCCCGCTGTCCCTGGGGGGATGGCGGGCCGTTTCGTGCGTTCAGCGCAGGGCGTTGGCGTGATCTGCTTCGGGGTCGGCGTCGGGGAGTGGCCGGTGGCCTTCGTCCGCGTGGTTTGACCATGAACAGAGGCCACACGCGTATCTGCCGTCGAGCCCGTAGACCTCGGCGTCGCAGCCACGGCAGCGTGTGGTGGTGATCTCCGGGGAGTACGCGGTGGCGGGGGTGTTCGAGGACCAGCCGCATTGTGCGGAGCAGATCCACGACCCGCCGGGGCCTTCGATTGCTGCTGCGCCGCAGTTTCCGCACTGCATGAGGCCTCCCGTGGTGCCCGTGGTGGCCTCGCCGACGGGGGTGCAGCGAGGCCGATCCCAGTGTGGCAGGGGCGGGCGGCGGTGGGCAGGGTTTCGGGGCGAGGGCGGTCGTGGCGGCCTGGCGGCGCGCCATTCGCATCACGAATTCGAACAGACATACCATCGGCGTGTGCCCACGAACGACGCCTACGACTTCCCCCAGGACCTCCTGGACGCCCAGCTCGCCCTCCATGAGACCCGTGCCGCCTACGAGGAGTACGCCCAGACCCTGCCGTGGTCGGCCGTACCCATGCCGGGGTGGGAGGCGGACAAGCAGCTCCACTCCAACTACATCTCAGGGAAGCCGGACAGCCCTGGGTACACGGACGAGCAGGCTGCGGAGGTCGCCCGGTTCCAGGCCCACCTCGTCGAGCTGTCCACCCTCGTGTCGACGCACCCGTACTGGGCGTCCCTGGGCGAGGGTGTCGTCATGGCGCGGATGGCGTTGAAGCACGCCCACGAGCAGCCGGCCGGGTCGTAGCCGTGTCCGACCCATCGCAGATGTCCGACCTGGACAAGAACCGGGCCCTGGTCGAGTGGCTGGAGTGGCAGCTACGCCACGCGAAGAACCGGGTTCGTGAGCTCGAGGTTGCCGAGGAGCAGGAGCGGCGGCGTAGGGAGCGGGCGCGGGCGGAGATGTCGTGGAAGATCCAGCCGCAGCGGGGTGGGATGCAGGCGATGCTGCACCGCGGGGGCTGCACCACGTACAGCGAACAGTTCGGGTTCATCAACCGCGAGGAAGCGTTGATCGCGTTGGGGGAACCGGATATCGAGGCGTGCCCGATCTGCAACCCGCAGACAGGGCTGACCTGAGCGACCCCCGGTCGGGTGCGGGCCGACGCAGGGGGACGGGCGGTGGTCAGTCCTGCCAGGTGCCGCGGAGCGCTGCGGTGATGAACCCGGGCCCGTAGGCGACGGCGACACCGGTGGACCCGTCCGCAGGGGGTGTGGTGTGGGTGCGCTCGAGGATCCGGAGCACGCTGACGCCGCCGAGGTTGCCTTCGTCGGCGAGGGTGTCCGTGGAGTGCCGGGTGTCGTGGGCGTCGAGACCGAGGGCGGTGGCGGTGTCCGTGATGATGCGGGCGCTGCCGGGGTGGATGGCCGCGAAGTCGACGATGCGGGGGCCTAGCCAGTGCAGGAGGTGGGGGAGGACGTCGTCGGCGGCGGTGAGGGCTTCCTTCGTGGAGTCGAAGTGGAAGCCGGTGTGGTCGACGCGGCCGGCGTAGCGGTCGAGGCTGCCGGGGAGGACGTGCTCGTACGTGTCCGCGGGGCTGTCGACGCGGAGGCCGGGGCCGAGGGGTTGGCTGGTGACGAGGACGGCTGCGGCGGAGTCCCCGAACAGGGCTTTGTAGATCATGTGCTCGACGTCGGTGTCCTGGTGGTTGTACACCGCGGAGATTACCTCTGAGGCAACGACGAGGACGGTGGTGTCGGGGCGGGCGGTGACCATGTCGACGGCCCGGATGAGTGCTTGGGTGCCGCCGGCGCACGCCATGGTGGTCAGGGCGATGCGGGAGACGTCGGGGCGTAGGCCGAGCCGTTGGACGAGGTGGATGTCGAGGTTGGGGACGGACCAGCCGGTGGAGTGCGTCGTGATGATGGCGTCGACGTCGGTGGATTGCACCTGGTGGGTGGTGAGGGTGTGGCGGGCTGCCTGCTCGGCGAGGTCGAGGGCGTCCGTGAACGCGGCCTCAGCCCTCTCCCCGATGCCGGCGGCGCCACTGATGGTGGGGGAGTTCAGGGGCCGGGTGAAGTACCGGGTCTGCACTCCGGTGTTGGCGACGACGCGCAGGAAGTACTTCAGCCGGGGGTGGTTGTAGTGGTGGGTGCGGATGTCGTCGACGATTTCGGCGGTGGTGACCTTGTGGGCGGGTAGCGCGGTGGTGGGGCGAGCTATGTACGCGGGCACGGCATCCTCCGGCGGGCAGAGTCCATCGGTGTGGGGGTGGCCTAAACCTATGGCACCGGCGGACGGGTATTGCCCCTGCTCAACGCATTGCAAGGAACAGAACGGGTGGTCGGTTCTCGGCCGGTTCTTTGCAATGCGTTGACTTTGCAGGTCAGTAGGCGCGGAGCATGTGAGTCCGGATATGGGCGCGTCGCGACCCGGGATGAAATACCAACACGATCAGCCGGGCCCCGGGGGCGGTCATGGGTTCCGCGGCGCACATCGTGACCCACCCCGGGCCGTCGATCGCATGGAGGAGGGGGCGTTCGTCGCCGTCGGGATGAATGTGCGCACCACTGTTGGCTTCCCAGAGCGGGGCGCACTCCGGGTCGGCCAAAACTTCCTTCTCCAGGGTCTGGAGGATGTCGTCGTCGGGCCGTGCGGCCAGGGCTGCCCGCAACTGAGGCAGGACCAGCGGCGCCCAGGCGGTCGCCCAGTCGGTCAGGGTGTTCCGCCCGTCTTCGTCGAGGAGCATCCACCGCATCGTGTTCGTGGGGACGCGGCGGCCGGGGAACAGGCGGGCGAACGGGGCGTTGTACGCGATCAGTTCCCACGATGCGTCCGTCACGTAGGCCATGTGCCGCATTCCGTCGACGGCCTCCTGCCATACGCCGGGGATCTCTTTCCCGGAGCGGGGGGTGAGGGGGCCGGGCGGGTTACCTATCCCGGCGTACCGGCACAGTGACACCCACTCCTGCTCGTTCAGCGCGAAGAGCATCGCCACGTCGCGGAGCAGGTCGGCCGGCGGGTTCGGGTAGGACCCGGACTCGAGCCTGCGGTACGTCCCGAGGGTTCGGTGGCACAGCTGGTCGACTTGGTACTGGGTGAGCCCGGGGGCGCGCCGCCCTTGCCCGGTCGGGCGTTCGAACCCGTGCTCGTTGGGTTCGACGAGGTTACGGCGTTCCCTGAGGAGATCCCGTAGCGCCTTTTTGTTCATCGTGTGAAATCCCCCATGTATAGGTCACGTTGCGCACCACGAACCCTATTTATGTGCATGGTTCTTGGCGATAAAAACCGGCAGTAGAAAACCAACACTGGACCCGTCATGCTCTCTGGTGTGGGGCACTGGCCTGCGGTCCTTGCGGACCGTGAACACAGTGCTACATGCGCAGGATTCTTGACTAGACCGCTTCCTGAAAAGGACCGGTTTGCCTTCAGGGCAAGGAATCCTGCAGCCCGCCGGAACAGTGGCGGGAAGGAACGGAGGCGTCTCGTATTCCGTCTTTCAGGGGCGGAGCTTCGCAGCACGAGCGTCCTCTGCACTTCCCCGCTGGTTGTTCCTGGGGCCGCCGACTGTGGTCGGTGCCGTCACTCGCCATTCGTCGCGGCCACGGCACCGGCTACACCCATGTGTTCACGATGCATCAGATGCCCGTGGTTCCATCCAGGCGAAGCACGTTCGTGCACACATGCCGCCCCTTTGGGCTGGATCCCGATTCCACCGCGTGGATTGCCGCGCACCCTGATAAGGGTCGGCTACCGGAATTCCGTTGCCTCGGGCAACTCAGCCCGGTCGAGGGCGGCGCGCAGGGCGCTCACAACGGCTGGTGTTCGGATTACGTCGGGGAGCTGCTTCTCCCAGTGGTCGGCCATTTGTCGCACGCGGGCGAGGACAGCCTCGGCAGCGCGGGCGCGCTTCTCCTCTGCGGTGCGCGCTGCCCGCTCGCTCTCCCGGTCGGCGAGGACGGCGTCCAGGCGCCGGGAGTTGAGCCGCAGGGCTTCAGCGACACTGCAGGCCTTTTGCTGCACGCGGTTCAGCTCGGCCCGCAGCTCCTCCAGCTCCCGGTCACGCACGGCGCTCTGGTTGTGGGCCAGCCATGCGGCCGACCGCTCGCTGGCGGCGGCTGCCTGGGCGGCGCGTTCCTCCGCCTTCCGCTCCATCTCCGGGTCGACCGGGGCGGCGTGGAGCCGGTTCGCGTGCTTGATCGATTCCCACGCGCTTTGGATCACGGCCCGGCATTCGGTGGTGCAGTCCATCGTGCAGGCGTCGTTCAGGCACTCCGGGGGTGTCGGTGTCGGCTGGTCGGTCACTTCGTCCTCCGTGCTGCTGCTCGCCGGGCGGCCCGGTTGGCCTGGGGTGTGGGTGCGTTGTCGGGGATGACCGTCTCGCCGGTGGTGCGGAGGACGGTGCCCCACTGGGATCCGGGGCGGCCGGCACGCTCACCCCGAGGGGTGCTGGACGGGGTACTCATCAGAACCTCCACCACCCGTCGTAGCCGTCGGGCAGGGCCGGGTAGTTGGCCAGCATCGGCCGCAGGAGTTCCAGGTGCTCAGCGATCGTGTCGGGCTTCTGCGCGCCCCAGTAGTTCTCGCCGTCCCAGCGACCTTCGCAGTCGCCGCCGTACCGGCCGTCCAGGTCCGCCGATAGAACGGCGTGGGGGTCGTCGACGTCCAGACGGTCCGGCAGGTAGTGGCTCCACAGCTTCAGCGTTCCGAGGCACGCCCGGGTGACGCCGGCCTGTCGGCGGAACCAGACGGCGTTGATCGAACCGCTGAAGGCGATGAGATCACCGCGCGCGTGTTGGTCGCCGCTCAGGGTGGCCAGGTCGACGGCGAAGCCCTTGCGGGAGATCAGGAAGCGGTCGTCTCGGATCATCGGGTGGCCTCCTCGGGCTTGGGCTCGGCGAGGGCGTCGGCCACGGTGTACCCGCGGTACTGCAGCTTCGGGGCGGCCTCCTTGGCGAGGCGCAGCGCCGTGTCGTGGTCGAAGTGGTGCGCGGCAGTCCACGCTTCCTGCTCCTTGTCGTGCAGCTCCTGCTCCGCATCGGTGGCCGGCCCTTCGATGTGGCCGCTCCACTCGAAGCCCCACGACCAGGTGCCGTCGGCGCCGAGGAGTTGGCTGCGCTGGATGACGGCCCACAGGCCCCCGTTGCGGCGCTCAACTTGGATGGTGAAGAGGTCCCAGTCGGCGTGTCCTTCGGGGAGGCAGGACACGAGGTACTTCCACGGCTGGACGGACGGCTCGGGGATCTCGGTCATCGGGTGGCCTCTTCGGTGGCGGCGGCGTGTCGGTCGAGTGCGTCAGCAGCGCGGCGGATGTGCAAGTCGAGGTCGGGCCCCGGGTACTCGACGCGCAGCCAGTCAGCGGCTTTGCGGATCGCTGCTGCTTCGAACGTGGCTTGCGCGGCGCGAAGCCGCTCGCCGTAGTCCCGTTGGCCAGCCTCACGCTGCTGGAGTGGCAGGTACTGGCCGGTGGCACGGTCTGTCAGCGGGGCGTAGGTGTAGTGGCCGAACGCGCCAAGCTGGTACAGCTGGTACAGCTGGTATTGCGCGGCGTAGTACGCCTTGTCGGTTTCGGTGAGTTCGGGATCGGCGTCAAGGTCGCTCATCGGGTCGTCTCCTCGGTTGCGGTGGCCTGCTGGGCGATGTCGGCCACCCAGTCGGGCCAGGTGTCGACGGGCCCTTCGAAGTGCTGGCCGAGGGGGTGGTCGGTGGGGGTGTCGGGGTCTTTGCGCCGGTGCCCGTCTACGTAGGCGGTGACGGCGGCCTGGCGGGGGTGGTCATCGGTGCGCCATTTGATCTCGACGCGGGCGGGGGTGATGAAACCCGGGCCGTACTGGTTGGGCAGGTCGGGTGCGCCAGCGACGACGAACGTCGTGGAGCGGACTATGGCGGTCGCGGCGACAGCGGTGGGCGCGCTCATCGAGTCGTCTCCTCAGGGATGAAGTTTCGGACCTCGAAGCCGAGCCACTGAACGACCTCGTCGCGGTTCAGTTCGCCGCCATGCAGGTTCCCCTTGGGGTCGGCGCGCACGGCATCGATGACCGCCTCGCGAAGGGCTGCAGGTGGGGGTTCGGCGGTTGACCAGTCGATCGGGTACCCGGCGCGGACGAGCCACGCTGCAGCATCGCGGAGGTCGCTCATCGAGCAACCGCCAGCTGCTCGTTGACGGCGGCCAGGACATCCCCGGGCGGGTTCCAAAAGCCGAGGGCACCCTTGCATGGCACCGGTGTCACCAGGGCGGTCACGTCGTCGAGTTGCCAGTGGTAGACGTCGGGGAATCCCCAGGGTCCGCAGCAGGTGCCGTCCATGTGGGCGGCGTGGCATCCGGTGAGGGTGGCGATGCCGATGATTGCGCCGTAGTCGCCGAAATGCGGTCCGTAGATCTCGGCGTTCTTGTCGAGCTGGGTTCCGGCGTGGATGAGGATGCGGGCGCCGTGCTGCTTGGCGGGCAGCTTCCAGGTGCGGTTTTCGACGCGCTTCGTCTGGTGGACAATCGCGCCAGCCCAGGGCTGGCGAACGGTCAGGGCCTTCATCGGGTCGCCTCCTCGGTTGCGGTGGCCTGCTGGGCGATGCCGGCCAGCCAGTCCGGCCAGGTGTCGACGGGCCCTTCGAAGTGCTGCCCGAGGGGGTGGTCGGTGGGGGTGTCGGGGTCTTTGCGCCAGTGCCCGTCTACGTAGGCGGCAACGTTGGCGCGGCGGGGGTGGTTGTCGGTGCGCCAGGTGATTTCGACGCGGGCGGGGGTGATGAAGCCGGGGCCGTACGGGTTGGGGAGGTCGGGGACGCCTGCGACAACGAACTTCGTGGAGCGTTCTATGGCGGTCGCAGCGACAACGGTGGGGGCGGTCATCGGGGCACCTCGCTCAGCAGGGACTCCCAGCACTCGTCTTCGTCTGCCTGCTCGGACGCTTCGAACCGCTCGAGGGTGCAGCCGTCCTCGGTGCACGGCCAGGGAGTGACGGGCCGGCCGACCAGATCACCCATCTCGGCGGCCTCAGGGTCCTTCTCAACGATCCGCAGGCCGTGCGGGCAGTACACGCCCCACGCCTCGTCGGCTAGCTTGGCGCGGGTCTCGCAGTCCGGGAACGGGCAGTTCTCGATCAGGCCTTTGTGCTGGGACGGGAAACCCATCTGGTCGGGGCCGTCGTGCGTGATGTTGATGGTCATCGGGTCGGCTCCTCGGTGGGGGTCCACTGCGGGCAGCCGACGGGGAGACCCGCGGTGATGTCCCGCCCGTCCTCGCAGTCTTCGGGCCAGCCGGGGTGTTCCGGGTACGGCCCGTCGGAGTCGGCAGGGGTGAAGTGCTGGCAGGTCTTGCAGCTGCGGGCGGCCGGGTTGTGCCAGCAGCGGGCGATGTGCGCGGTGGCAGCGGCCGACTTGGACCAGGTGCGTCGGCAGTACGGGCACTGGTGGCGGGTGACGACGACGGGGATCGGCAGGGACACGGCGGTCATCGGGGCTTCACCTCGGCTCCGAGGATCTGCCTGGCCACGGCAACGGCGTGCCGGGCGAGGCTGCTGTCCGGGTCGGCCTGTGCGGCGGTGGTAAGGATCTGGGCGTGTGCGTCCAGCCAGTCGGCGAGAGCGAGACCGACGCCGGGGTGCATGAGGGCCATCCATCCGGCGTTCCGCCACGCGTTGCGGGTCTCGTCCCATGGTTCGTGGCTCATGGTCGGTACCCAGGCGATGAGGTAGGAGGCGTTCAGGTCTGGTCGGTCGGTCATGACGGTGGCGGTGTGCCCGCCGTGGTCGAGATGGGTGTCATGGGGGCGCCACGGACCGTCCGTGGCGTGGGAGGCGGCTTCGCGGAGCAGCGAGGCAGCCTCGCGGAGTTCGGCGGTCGGGGTCTTTGGCATGTGACGGCTCCTGGGAAGGGGGCTCTTTCAGGGTGACGCGGAATGGGGCTGGCACTCCCCCCGGTCGCTGGTTGGGGGAGTACCGGGTGGGGGTCAGGTGGCCGTTGTGCGCTTGTGGCGGGCGAGCAGGCGGGTTCTGATCTGGCTTGCGACGAGCTGTCCCCAGGTGTGCCAGCCGGTGGTGTTTGTGTACTGGCGGCCGTGGTGGCGTTGGTCGATTCCGCACCAGCGGCAGGCGTTCGGGTTGGGCACGGGTGCTCCGGTGGCTGGTTGGGTGGTGTGGTTCCACCCTACCCCGAAACCTATTGCGTACGCCATGAGAATGCGGGAATGGGTGAGACCCGATACGTCTCAACTCCCACACCGCTACGCCGCGGAGCTGTGGTCCGGCAGAATCCCGGCATGAGCGAATGGGTGAGTGCCGCAATAGGCGCCGGTTCTGCGGTCGTTGGCGGCATCGTCACGGGATGGTTCACACGGTCCGCCGGCCACCGCCAAGCCGACGCAGCAGCACACGCAGGGAACCGGCAGGCTGATGCGCTGATCTCCTCGGTTCGGGAGACCCTGGACGAGCAACGTGCACAGTCGCACTGGGAGGCCCGGCGGAACGTCTACGTGCAGTTTCTCGACGCTGTCGGGTCCAGGGCTGGTGGAGGCTACGGTCTCTTGTTCCAGTCGGGGGATGAGACGGCAGTGCCGCGCGCCTTCATGCTTCTCGAGCTGGAGGGGCCGGCGGAAGTTGTGCAGAGCGGTCAGGCCCTGATGGAGGCCGTGGACCGCCGGCAAGGGCCAGAGGGGCTATCTGCCTTCGATGCGGCCCGGGTCGCCTTCATCAATGTGGCCCGTTCCGCCATGGTGCGCTAACCGGCACGACTGCGCCCCGGACCAGAGCGCAGGTCCGCGGCGCAGGGTGGGACGGTGCGGCGCACCTGGCGCGACCGGTGAGGCCGAAACCGGGATGGGGTGCGCCTGAACAAACCTCAGGCTGCGCTAATGCTGATGTTGCCCACTTCAGCGATCGCCCGCAGGACAAGCCGCAGCTCGACATCATTGAGGGCGTGAATGGCGCGGCGAAGGTCCAACGTCCACTCGCCCATCAGCGACGCCGCGACCTGGAGCACCGCAATCTCGCTGGATGACGCCTTGGGCCAGTCCCCGCCGCTCATGGTCAAGCGACGGCCGATGGAGTCCCACGCGATGCACGGGTGGGCGCCGGAACGGTCGATGATTGGCGGGGTGCCCCAGATCGGGATGGTGGGCAGGTTGGTGTCGAGGAAACGGCGCAGCCAGTAGCCGTCTCGGTGCGCGCCAAGGAGACGGGTGGCCGCCTGCCAGTTCTCGTTGCCGATGCCGCGGAGCAGACTCTCGGCCATAGCCGGTCCACTGGTGGTGTCAATTGCCGTCATGGTGGTCTCCGCCCTATGCCGCTGAGTCTCACAGGCCACTGTGCAGGGCCCTGGGCTGGCGGCCGCCCGTACACGCCGCACTCTCACCCTGACGGGCGGGAAAGCACACGGCTGCGCCCCAGACCAGTCTGTCGGTCCGGGGCGCAGGGTGGGACGGTGCGGCGCACCAGTCCGCTTGGGCCGGTCCCTACCGGCGGCCTAGGGAGTACACGTCCGTCGAGGCCTGCCGGGGGTGCTCCTCGTACAGGCGGTCCTCAAGGCTGTGGAGCGCCTCGCCAAGGACCTGTCGGGCTTCGTCCAACTTCTTGGCCGGCACCGATTCACGGCCGGTCTTCGGGTAGGCGTTCGTGAGCTGAATGCTGAGGGTGTGGAGCTCATGGCGGATTGCTGCGAGGTGCGCCCCGAGCTGATCGTGCTCCTCGAAGGTCAGTCTCGGTTTCGTCATGACGTCATCATCTCTATTCAACGGGCGTGGGGCTGGGGAACTGTTCTGCTGGCCCTGGATCGCAAGGGCTTCCTGGGCCAGGTCGAGAACGCGGCCGCGCCCCAGACCGGTCTGTCGGTCCGGGGCGCGCCGTCCGGGGCTACTTGCGGGGGGTGAGCGGCTCGCATCCGCTGATGCTGACGACGCCGTCGGACTTCTTCAGCGTGATGATGATCCGTTCGTCTGCGTTCGCGGACTTCAGCTGCGGCCACGTCGACTCGTTGGTCGGGTCGGTGGAGACCATGCACACCTCGAAGATTCCCTTCTCCGCACCGGGTGTCGTATACGTGCCTTCGGGGATGTCCTCGCCGACGACGTAGTCACCGTTGGTGTACGTCTTGGGCTTCGGCGGGGCCGGCTTCGGCTTGTGCGTGGGCTTGGCGGCCGGGGTCTCCTTCTTCGGGGCGGCCTTCGACGGTTCGGCCTTCGACGGTGCCGGGGTCGGCTTCTCCGTGGTGGGCGCGGCCGCAACGTCGCTGCTGGCCTTCCCGTCGCTGGTGTCCTGCGGGCCGACGATCGCCCCCAGGACTCCCAGGGCCACGACCAGGCCCGCGGCGGTGATCCCGGCGATCGCCCACCCGTTGAGGCCCTTCTTCGGGGGTCTGGGCGGCATGGGAGGGACGGGATTGCCCGGATAGGTGTGACCGTACTGCGGGTGCCCCCATGCCGGGTTCTGCTGGCCGGTGTGGCCGTGCTGCGGCTGCTGGGGCTGGTTGGGGTTGTACGGGTTCTGCTGGGACACGGGCGGGCCTCCTGCTGGGGTGAAACGGGACGGTGGGCGTGGGGGTGCGGGCGTGAGGGTGCGAGGGGGCACTGCGGTACGGCGTGGGGGGTTCGTGCACGGACGCAGGGGTGGGGCGTGGGCGGAGAGGCGGTGGCCGGCGGGGTCAGCCCAGCGAGCCGGAGAAACCGCCAGACGTGGCCTCCTCAGCAGACAGCTGGATCTTCCCGCGGTGACTGATCTCCACCTGGTAAAAGTCCTGGCCACCCGGAACGTCGTCCACGGACACGTCGAACGTGCACGTCCCGGCCGCCTCGTCGTACTCCGACAGCAGCAGGAAACTCGTCGCGATCACCGCACCCGCGGCGTCGTACACGGTCACCGACGTACCGAGGCTGATGTCGTCGTACCCACCGGACCCTTCGCAGCCGTCCGTACCGTCACTGATCACACCGTCGGTCAGGACGAACTCGCCGGTCAGGGTGAACGTGCCCTTCGGGGCGGCCTCAACAGCAGCCGGCTTTCCGTCCGCGGTGATGCTGCTGCCGCTGGTGGCGCCGTTGTCGCGGCTGGTGGCGTACCAGGTACCGCCGACGATCGCAGCACCGGCAACTGCGCCTACGAGGAGCGTGGTGAGGGTCCGTCGGATACCGGGCTTCCCGGCGGCCGGGACCGGCGCGGGCGGGGCGGCCGGCATCGGCGGAACGGCCGGAACCTCGGGGCTGGGCGTGGAGTTGGTGGTCGGCTGGTCGCCGTCGGCCCAGGAGGGCGTGGAATCGGTCATGGGTACCTGCCTGTCGCGAGGGTCTGCCGGTGGTGGGGGCACGACGGCATCATGTGGATGATTTGTGTGACAACCGTGGAGCTCCGGTGGTTGCAGTCGGTGGGGGTGATTTCCGGAGCGTCGGGTTGCCGGCCTGCCGGGGAGTCCCGGCGGCGTCTTGGCGCATCGCACACGCTACCCGCTTGTCATGGCGTACGCAATAGAGAATGAGTGTGGGCCAGGCACGACAACGCCCCCAACCCGGGGAAGGGCTGAGGGCGTTGAGCCGCTTCGGTGTCTGGTCTGGCCTCGTACGGGGATTATGTGAGGGAACGTCGTTGACCGGGACGTACAAGGGGGCAGCGTGAACTTCGGGTTTGTGTGCGGGTGGTGCGGCACCGACTGCATCGTCTGGGGAGAGCCCGTGATGTCGTGGTGGACGCAGAAGTACCGCATCGGAGAGACCTTCGACTGCTGGTGGTGCGACGGCACCAACATCACCCCGCCCCCACCGTGGACGCCCGACGAGTAGGCGGGTCAGGAAGGCCGAGAGGGCTGCCCGGCCACCCAGAAGCCGCTGGTTCGCTGATCAAGCACGCGTTCTGAATAGAGATCCTCCAGAGCCGACCTGACCATCGCTATGGAGACTCCATACAAGTCGGCCAGAGCACGTACTGCTGGGAGCCGCTCCCCCGGCTGGTACTCGCCAGCGTGTAGTGACTTCCTCAGGCGATCGGCAACATCGGCGACCCCTTGCTTCAGCTCTGGGGCGTCCCTCCTGGCGGGCCGTTCACGCATGCCACCAAATCGGTGGGTGTCTCCGAAGCGAGGCTTCTCCGACCGCTCAATCGCCTCCTCGGCTGCGAGGGCTTCAACACGGCTGCCGACCCACTCGACCTCCTTTCGAGCGACCAGGTGCCACCACAGCTTCTGCAGCGCGTGTTCCTCCCATCGCCGCTCGGGGGCCATTGAGATCCCGACGTACAACAGGCGCTCCTCGGCGTCGTAGAGCCGGTAGATCGCTGTCCTGCCCGCCATTGCGGCGTTGTACGAAGACTTGGTGCTGAAGTTGATCGTTCGTCGGCTTGTCACGGACTGGCGTCCTCTCAGTGATGAGGCAGAGGGGCGCCGGGCCGACCACGAGAGGGCCGGCCCGGCCAGGGAGTCAGACGGAGATGCTCTGCTTGGCTGCCTGGTCAGCGCACGTCCTGCAGAGGCGGCCACCAGGAAGAGCCGGACGACCGCACAGGCCGTCGTTGCCGTTGCACTCGAGTTGCTGACGCTGGGCTTCCGCGGCCGGCAGGCTCGCCAAGCTGTCTGGCGTCCATGTCAAGGCCTCCGAGTCGCCGCTCTCAGCCTGACGGGGAAGCGCCGGAGCTGATGACGGAGGAGGCGCAGCAATAGCGGCGCGCAACCTTCCGGCCACGATCGCCCCGACAGTCGTCTTCACCGGGTCCGGAAGAGGCCGGCCAGCAATTACCTGGTGCAACTGCGGTTCGGTCCAGCCCTCCAGCAGCATCCCCGTGACCGTCAGACCCTGATCGGTGAGCGTCTTGCCGGTCAGCAGGAACTTGGGGTTCTCCGCTCCGATTGCAAGCAGCAGGTCAACTCCTGGGCTACAACTCGACCTCTCGCTGCCGTCCTTCCCTCCCGACCCGCAGCTCGACGAGCCCGCAGGAAAGGAAGGACGGTTCGTATTCTCTTCGCTGGTCTTCTTAGAGCTGGTCTTCTTAGGCATGCGATCAGCCGCTTGCGGATCAACCGCGTGCGGAAAATCGCTAACCGGTTCCGAGCTGGGAGTTTCCATGTCTTCGCAGGTCATGTCCGGTTGCAGATTTTCGCCCACCGGCTCTGAGCTGGGCATATCTGTGATGCTGTAGCTCATCTGGCCCATGGTCCCGTCATCGTTGCGGTCCTGCCTACGGACGAGGTAGCCGTACGACTCGAGCTCGCGGAGGCCCGTCCTGACCGAGGCCAGCCCGTCTGTGCTGGCATTTGCGATCCACTTCGGGGTGACGCCGTAGCCGTTTCGGTGCGTGCTGATCAGACCGAAGATGCCCTTGGCCTTGAAGGACAGACGCACATCACGGAACAGGCGGTTGTGGATCTGGGTGAAGTCTCGCTGGAGGACATCGGCAGCCATGGGGCCGCGATCGATGCGGCCATGGGTCATGACGTCACCCCCGCCGCCCGGAGGATCACGGAGCGTGGTCTTGTGGGCGATGCGCTTGCTACGGGTACAGTTCTCACTGCGGTTCCTACTTTCACACGCTGGGACTTGCTTGATCAGCGGGCTGCGATCCGCTGAGACGCTTGAAGGGCCGGGATAGCTGCGAACTCCCCGGCCTTTCGTGCGTTCTGGGCCAGGCGTAGCGCCGGCCAGGTAACCCGGTCATGACTGTCTGGAACGACGGGCCCGCGGCTTCTTGTCAGGGCCTCGCACGTCGGGCTGGGGAGGATGCTGCCTGAAGTACTCCAGGAACGCCCCGGTCTCCATCGTGCGAGCGTTCGAGATCCGGATGTACGGCAGCCGCTGGCCCTCGCCGAACGGCCAGTCGTCTCGAGTCCTGGCGATGTACCGGATGGTGTCGCCAGTGGCGTGCCGGGTGATGTCGAGCTCGACAAGCAGGCGCGCGCCAGCCTCGAACGTCACGTACGGCGGCAGGTTGTCGGGAGTGTTCACCATGCGAGGTGCACCCCCCGGGGACCTTTTCTGAGTCCCGCAAAAAAGACTAGAGTCACTACGAACCCTTCTAGCGGAGCGGTTCACGTGGCCGCTTGTCTTCGCAGGTCGGCGGCCATAAGGACGGTCGGCCGGTGTGATGAACCGGTCGGCCGTCATTGAACGTCTAACGGCAGGTGGCTACCCCAGGGCACCACCCTGTCTGGGTGGTTGGGTCACGCTCGGGAGCCGGCCACGAGGGCGTACTGCTGATTCATCCAATGCAACCGTTCGGGACCCCTCGTCACCTTGCCCAGGTCGGTTAGCTCGGCCAGGCCCGCTCGCATGGACGTGTAGTCGAAGCCGATGTGGTCAGCAGTTCCGCCAAGCGAGAACCAGACCCCGGCGTAATACCTGCGCAGCTCCTTCAGCATCAACCGAGCCCGGATCGACATGTCCGGCTCTGGCGTCGGTGCAGCTTCCTCGATCGTTGGCGTACAGGCAGCTACCGCTTCGAGCAGCCCGTCGTCGAGGGCAGCCTGGATCAGAGGCAGCGGGTCTGAGCTGAACTCGAACCACTCGCCGTGTGATCGCTGCTCGGCAAAGTGCCGGTGCAGCGCCCGCTCAAGGGCATATGGCGAAGGAACGGCCCAGAGCACCTCAATCTTCACCGGACTCATCCGCTGAATCTGGCTGCACCGCGCTTCGAGGTCAGTCGTCATCCCGATCTTCACAGTGAAGCTTCCCGGCTCACCCATTACGTACAGGTACGTGGGCTTGTTGATGCGCTGGTTCACTTTGCAGATCCTCTCTGGGTCACTGGGTGTCCACCTGCCACAGGCCCGGCGCGTAGACGTCCTCCCAGACCTCGAGAGGGCCGTCCTCGTCCGAGAACGTGTTCACGAGCACCAGGACTGGCACGGGAGTCCCCGGCTCGACGTCGACTCCGAGGGCTTCCAGTTCGTAGTCGTATGCGAGCCGCGCGCTCCTGCGCTCCGGCGACTTGGTGACTGTCCGTCCGGTGCGTGCTGTGTAGATCTCCTGCCAGAACCGGTCGAACGGCTCTGGGCTGAGCAATTCGGGCACATCGTCGAGGGCGCGGACGTGGATGCATGAGACAGCGAACACGGTGCGCTTGCCGTCCCGGACGAAGGTGCGCGTCCGTAGGACCACCTCCTCGTGGAGCTCGACATTGAGCTGGTCGGCGAGGATCGGGTCGACGAGGGATCGCAGCTGTGCTGTGTGGTCCACCGAGATCTCCTTCTTCGCGTAGGGCTTCCCGGTTCGCGCAATCCGATCGAGGCGGGCGGACGCTGTTGCCGCCACTCGCGGCTGATCCACAACGACGGTGCCGACCCCGGGCTTCGGCATGGTCAGACCTTCCGACTTGAGCAGCCGAAACGCGCGGTTAGCCGTGGTGATGGAGACGCCGAACTCCTTGCACACGTCCGTCATGGAGGGCATTTGTGTGCCAGGGGCGAGCGTGCCATCGGTGATCAGCTTCCGGTAGTGGCTGGCGATTTCCGCGTAGCCGGGCTTTTTGTCGCTCATCTTCACCTTCTCTCTAAGTGTAGTGCTTGCGCGTTCCGGTGTAGTGCTCTACGTTAGTACTTGTCGGGGCACAACGCAACGACAAGCCAGGACCAACGAGGCCAGAAACGCCAAGAGGCCCAGGTGGTAGGACACCTGGACCCCGATGGGGGCCCCGAAGGACCCGGCAGATCGCTATCAGCCTTCACCAGGAGCGTCTGCTATGCAGAACGGTATCCGACGAGTGCTCAACGTGGACAGCAAGCACTCCACCTCTTCAGTCTCTACCCAGTCCGATGAAGCCCTGCGCCAGGCAACGGTCGCTCAGATCGGCCCGCGCCGGCTGATCGCCGCCGGTATCAAGCGCGGCAGCGGCCAGCTGGTCGTCACGGCCGACCAGACCCCCGAGGTCCGTCGTGCGGTGGCCCTCTTCCGTTCGGCCGCTCTCACCGTTGCCCAGTACGAGGCAATGGACTCCGCCGACATGACGCCGGACGAGCACAACACCTGGTACGACAAGTTGAACGTCATGCGCGAGGCGCGTGCCGTCCTCGAGGCCGCCGGCCAGTCCCATCTGGTCGAGGCGGTGGCGGCATGAGCGTCCCCGACAACATCCGCGCCCTCGTCTACGCCCTGCACCAGCTGGGCGGCGGTGAGGTCACCCGAGGCCAGGCCGGCATCCGTATCAACGTGTCGGGCCTGAACGTTCCGACGGACGCCCCGTGGGAGAACTGCTTCAGCATCGACCTGAGCGCCGAAGCGTTGGCCCGGGTCGTCAAGGCAGCCGAGCAGGCCGTACAGCCGACGCAGGCCCCGCTCGTGGCGGCCACAGAGCCACGCGACTGGTCGGCGGCCGCGGTCGCCCACACCCACTCCCAGGTCTACGCCGACGTGCAGGACCTGTTCGAGGGCATCGACCCCGACTCTCTCCTCGACGACGTGTTCGCCTCCCCGGACGCCGACGCTTCCCTGGTCGCGTACGAGCAGCTCGTCACCGGCGACTGGGACGGGGAGCTGTGACCGCCGCTGAGCAGCAGGCCAACGCTGACGCCGCGGCCGCGCTGCAGGAAGCCCTGGAACGGAACGCCGAAGCCCTTAAGGCCGCAGCGGAGGCATCCGAAGCCCTCGCGAAGCTCCTCGGAGGCCAGAAGTGACCACCGTCCACACCGCAGGCAACGCAGTCCCGCCCCTGGGCGACGACCTCGCCGACGTCCTCGACCGCCTGGCCGGTGTTCACGCCGGCATCGACCTCATCCGCGACGGCATCCGCCTCATCGCCCTCGATCGCCTCGACACCGACCAGAGCCAGACCGTCATCGGCTTCCTCGCCGGGTCGTCCGAGGGCACCGACGTCCTCACCGCCCTTGCCCACCTCATCGCCCGACTCTCCAACGCCGACACCAACCCGTCCCTCCGAACCCTGCCCCTCGACCAGCAGAAGACCGCACAGCACCACGGGGAGCAGGCCCAGTTCCACCTGACCGACGAATGGCTCCACCAGCACGCATCCGAAGCCTCTGCCGCCATCGACGGAGTCTGACCACCCCCCGCCGGGGTCCGGTCGCCGAGCCGACAGACGACCGGACCCCACACCACCCGACCACCCGCCCGCACCACCCGTCAGAGGAGCAGCACATGACCGGCACCGAGTTCCGCACCCTGCACGGCGACCCCACCACCTGGACCACCACCGACATCGAATCCCAGCAGAACCTCGCCGAGATCGACGCCCTCACGACCACCGCCGCCCGCTGGGCCGGCGAAACCCCCGAACACACCCTGCGGACCCGGCTCACCTTCCAGGCACACGGCCTCTACCGCGCCGTCAGGAACACGGGCCGGGTCATCCGCCGCCACAACCACCGCACCTCGACCACCGCCTGATGAGCAGACACCAGATGCGCAGCCGCCTCGGCGGCTACGCGTTCGCCGCCCTCACCCTCCTCGCCATCTACGCCGACATGACCGGCCCCGCACTCATCTGCGCAGGGCTCACCGCACTCACCTGGAAAGGAAACCGAAAGCGATGACCAGCACCCCGGCTACCCCCTCGGCGAACCACATTGCACGCGTGCTCGCCTGGGCGTGCCAGGCGGCCGTCGCCTCCATGTACCTCGTCGTCATCGGCACCCCGGCCGCGTGGCGTCCGGTAGTTGCCGCTGACAAGGTCGGCGCCGCCTGCCTGGGGCTGTTCGTGATGTGCATGGCGTTCCTCTGGGGAACCAGCCTTTGGTCCGAGCAGAAGCACTTCTACAACCGCAGCAGGCGCGGCATTCACCAGAGCGCCGCCATCGCCGGCCACCTCGGCCTGTTCTTCATCGCGATGGTCGCCGCGACGGAGCAGCCGAACCCGATCGCCATGTGGGTCATCATGCCGATTTTCTCCGCCCTTGCGATCGTCGTCTGGATCAGCTGGATGCAGAGCCTGGCCCTTCCCCCTGAGGACCAGGCCGTCATCGACGCCATTCACGCTCAGCAAGCCCAGGCAGCAGTGGCCCTCTTCGACGCCAGCGAGAAGGAACGCCGCCACGCACGGCTCGGCGCGATCGTCGCCAGCCTCGGCTACGAACTGACCGACACGCCTGCTGTCGCCCCGAAGGAGGAGGCACCCCTGCAGACGTGGGTGGTCCCCTCCCGCAAGCACAGCCCGCTCGTCTACTTCATCCGCAACGGCAACCGACTCAAGATCGGCACGAGCACGGAGCTGAAGCGGAGGGTCCGAACCCTCGCCCTCCGCGCCGAGAACGTCGTTCTCCTGGTCAACGGAGGACAGGACATCGAGCGCGCCTTCCACCGCCAGTTCTCCGACCTCCGCATCGGCAACACCGAGTGGTTCGCCTACGAAGGCGCCCTCGTCGACTACGTCACCACCGAGAACCACCGCATCCGACAGGAGCAGGCCAAGTGACCACCGTCCAGGCCTCGCCCCGAAACGCCGCCTAACCCCACACCACGAATCGAAAGGACCGGCCCATGCTGTCCCAGGTACAGAACACAGTCGAGCAGGTGCCCGTGCAGGCATGGGCCGTCCCGATCGCCCTCGTCGCCATCACCTTCGGCTACCGCGTCGCCTTGAACCGGGCCCGCAACGTCCGCAAGAAGCCCCGCGACGCCCAGAAGCGCCGCAGCCTCATCGGATTCCTCGGCATGGGCCTCGTCGTCGTCGCCGGCCTCGCCCTGTCCACCAACACCTCCGCCCGCTTCGCCGAGAAGCGCCTCCACATGGAGTCGCCCTGGCACGTGACCGTCGGCCTCGTCCTCGAAGCGATCGTCCTCGGCCTCTCCGTCTACGCCTGGGCGTTCAACGACAAGGGCGCCACACGGGCCGCGTACCTCCTCGTCCTCGCCCAGGCGGTCGGCGCCATCGAAGTCGTCCGGCAGGAGCACGAGGACCTCGGCACCGCCCTCGTCCGCATCGTCGGACCGGTCATGCTCGCCTACGGCCTCCACAAGCTCCTCGGCCTCGAAGCGAAGCTCGGCAAGGTCGAGATCAAGTCCGACGGGCTCCTGGCCCGCGCCTGGAGGGACCGCCTCAAGCGCCTCGAGTCCAAGCTCGGCATCGGCTCCCGCGGCGCGGACGCCGAGTCCATCAGCCGCCGCAACGCCCAGGACAAGCTCGTCTCTCTCGTCACCCTCGGTAGGCCTCGGATCATGGGGAAGCGCCGTTACGAGAAGGCCCTGATGCGCGCCGGCGACGCCTCCTTCAACGGCCTTGGAGACACCCTCGACGAGCTCGGTGTCGAGCTGCGAATCACGACCCGTATCGACCGCATGCGCGCCTTCAAGAACCTTCCCGGCCGGGCCGAGGACTACAACCTTCGCTCCCTGCGCCCCTCCACGGCGCCTCAGGGCGCACCGGACGCGGCGCCCGACGACATAAGCGCTCTGACCAGCGAGGGCGCAGCAGGGCGCACCACAGGACGCGGTGAAGGCGCGCCCGGGGCGAACCCGGGCGAGGCGCAGGCGAACAAGGGGCCCAACGGGGGCGACACGGACCGTCGCACCCTCGCGTTCGACCTCTACTTCGACCTCCAGAGGAACGGTCAGCCGCCCTCGCAGAACGCCTTCGAGAAGGCATGGCGGGAGGAGGGCTACGGGCTCAAGACCGACGACATCCGCGCCCTCTACAAGGACGTCCACACCAAGGTCACCGGCAACAACCCGTAACCCGAACCGACGAAAGGACACCCCTGATGCCGACCACCCAGACCCAGATCCCGACCTCTTCCGCCTTCACGTCCCCCGACATTCGCCCCACCGGCCCGGCCGGTATCCAGACGCCGGCCGTGGAGCTGGGGCACGCCGGGACACCCCCATGGAGCCATCGGCTTCTCCCGCCGTTCGTCCGCGGGTTACTGGCCGACCTGGGCTGGTGGCAGGACCCGGCACCGCAGCCGCCGTCCGTCCACCTCGAGCAGGTCCTCGCCGTCCTCAAGAAGTACGGGTGGTGCCAGTCCCTCGACGTCACCCCCACCGGCCGGCTCTGCATCCGCGGCGCCCAGAACGTTCTCGAGAAGACCGGCCACACCACCCCGGAGGCCCGCGAAAAGGCCGTCGGCTACATGCAACAGGCCCTCGCCCAGGCCGGAATCAGCATGCAGTTCTTCGCCTGGAACGACCTGCCTGACCAGCAGTTTTCCGCAGTTGAGGCCCTTCTGACGGGGGCCGCCCGCCTAGCCCGAGAGAACGGAGAGTAAAAATGCCCGCCCCCGAAGACGAATTCGACCGCATCATCAAGGAATTCCGCGTGAACCCCTCGGAAATCATCGACCAGAACCCCTACAACGCCCCCACGCAGCACCAGAAGGCGGGCCTCACGAAGCGCGGAAAGGCCGCCCTCGGAATCGGCGCCGCGGTAATCGCCGGTGGCAGCCTGATCGGCTACCAGGTGCATTCCGCGAACGTCGCGGAAAGCGAGGCGAAGGCACAGGAGATCGCGCTGAAGTCGCAGGCCCTGGAGCTGGAGAAACTCCGCGAAACGAACCGTGCGAACGAGGCCGCCCGCCAGGTGCAGGCCAGCCAGGCGAAGGCCCGGCAGGTGTCCATCGACACGTGCGTCAAGGACAGTGCCGACCTGGTCGGGAAGGGCTTTGGCTCCCCGTCGCACCGGGACATCGTGAGCGACTGCCAGGCCCAGTACGCCGACGTCCCGAGCACTGGCGACATGGAGGCCGCGGCCTCCGCGAAGGACGCCGGCAACGGCAGCGGTGGCGGCGTGAACCAGGGCCTCCTGGTCGGCGGCGCCGTCCTCGTCCTGTTCCTTGTGGGCGCCGCCAAGAAGGGCACCCGCACCAACCCTGCGTAGTACTTCCCACTTACTGATCACCCCGAAAATGACCGATCTTGAGCGTCAGGGAGCCCCCTGGCCGGGTCTTTTCGGGGCGGGAAGTCAGTAGGAAGTAACCCCAGGGACTACCGAGAGTGAGGAATGAGATGGCATCCGACGCGATCAATCCGGCCGTTCCCGGCCCGGCCGACCCGCCCGACGCGAACGCCCCTGGCCGTCCCGCCGGGGGTCTGATCGCGTCCGTGCTCGCCCCTGTTGCCGTCGCCCGGCCGACGTTCGACCTGACCGCTCCTGCGGGGGCGGACGGGGCCACGGATGCGGCTGTCACGGGCGTCTCCAGTGCCGCCTTCCACGGCACCGAGGAGACCACCCAGCAGGACAGCAAGACCGCGGCCAGCAGTGCCCAGAAGAAGGGCATTTGGCGGGCGTGGATGCTGGCCGGCGCGGCCCGCTGGGGAAAGGGTGGCGGCACGCAGAACAAGCGCCTGGACATGAAGAAGGCAAAAGCCCAGGCGCAGCAGGTGAAAGAGACCCGAACAGTCACGATAAACCGCACCCCAGCCCCGCTCGGCAAGGGTTCTTCCAATGCCGGTTCGAAGGGATCCGGCAATAAATCTCTGAATTCGAAGGGTAATTCGGGCGGGGCGGTGAAGGGTCCGCAGAATTCCAACGGGAAGGCGCACCAGGGTCCCGCCGGTCGTTCCGGCGGCAGTGCTGGAACAGGCCCTGGTGGCAGTGGTGGCCGCGGACCGAGTGGCGGCCGCACAGCCAACGGGCCGTCCGGGCGAGACCGCAACGCGTCTCCGAAGGGCCCCAAGACGGATGCCAGTGGCGGCCGTACCCCGAAGCAGGAGAAGACCAGCCTGACGAAGGGCGGTACCACCAACAGCCCGAAGGGCATGTCGGGTGGTTCCGCGGGCGGGAAGAAGGGCGCCCCGGGTCCGGCAGGAAGCCCCGGCAAGAGCGGCGGGACGGGCACCAGCGGTTCGGGCGGCAGTAAGGGATCCGGGTCCGGCTGGTTCTCCAGCAGCAAGAACGGCAAGGCCCCCACCGGCAAGGACACCAAGCAGGCCCCCACCCAGGGCGACAAGGCGGCAAAGGGCAAGGACGCCAAGACCACCCCCGCCCCCGCATCGGCCGCCACGGACCCGGCCAAGGCGGGCGGCAAGACGAAGGTCAACCTGCTCAAGCGCAAGCGCCAGACCCCCGACGCAGCCGGTCAGAAGACCAGCCCGGACACCCCGGCCAACGGGAAGCGGTTCTCCACCCGGGAGTCCCGCGAGACCGGATACCGCGACGGCACCCGCGCCGCGAAGGTCGCCGCCCACACCAAGGCCTACCGCGACGGCGTCAAGGACGGATGGGCCGACACCACCCAGGCCGCCGACCGGGAGAAAGCCCGCCTGGACCAGGCACACCAGACACGCAAGCAGGCCCGAGACGAGGAGAAGCCGGTGCCCGGCACCCAGAGCAGCGCGGACTACCACCAGCCCGAACCGATCGGCGTGAAGGAAGTCACCGCCACCCACATCGTCCTCGGCGACGGCGCCGCGAAGGACTCCGTGACCCGCGGCGAAGTCCGCACCCTCAAGTCGTTCGAGCGCCGACTGACCGAGAAGTCCAACTCCATGACGAAGGTCGCGGAGATGACGAAGGGCATGCAGGCGCACGCGGAGGAGCAGGCGAAGAAGGCCACCAAGCTCCTCGAGGACGCCAAGGCCGTCAAGGGCGGCGAGAAGCTCGCCGGAACCCTCGCCCGGATGGAAGAAGCCGCGAAGATCCAGGCCGACAAGGCCAAGGAAATCCACAAGCGGGCCGTCCGCGCCGCAGAAGCCTGCGCCGTGGTCCTGACCAACGTCGAGACCCGGTACGGCGGCATGTACAAGGCCGTCGTCGACTCCGACGAGACCGCCCCCGCCGAACTCCACTTCTACAAGGACCAGGGGTAAACCGCCATGGCTGACCTGACGTACAAGCGCCTCCAGAAGGCCGTTACCGACCTCGCGAAGGACGTCGCCAAGGGATCGGAGGCGATCCGGTCCGCCGCCCAGTGGATCGACGAGGAAGCACAGGACACTTCCCGCGTTGCCGAGGCGATCGGCGGGATGGGAGTCGACCGCGAAACCGTGTCCGAGACCCACGAACTGTCCAAGGCGATGCGCGGGGTCTCCGAAGGCGCCATCGACTACGCGTCCTCTGGTGACACCACCACCAAGGCCGCCAAGGCCGCATACGACCAGGCCCACACCACCCACAACGGGATACAGGAGGCCTACTCCCGATCATCCGCTGACGTGAGCAACCTCAACCGCGAATGGCTGCGCCAGGAATGACCCGGCGGGCGGGACCAGGAGGCACCCCGGTCCCGCCCCTCTTACCTCGGATTACCTACAACCCACGAAGGAGTATCCAGTGACCACGTCCACGAACGCCACGACCACCCCGGCCGCCACGTCCGCAGAGCGCGCCGCAGCCATCGCCACGACCGTCGCCCCGCTCGCCGTCGGAATCGTCGCCCCGTTCCTCGACGGCGGCACCGCATTGACCGCAGTCATCGCCTACGCCGGCGTGGCTTCCGGGACCGCCCTGAACTACTTTGAGCGCCTCCCGCAGGCCCTGACGGACAACCTCCCCGCAGAGGACATCGTCCAGGCCCACAAGACCCCGCTGTTCATCTCCACCATCACCACCGGAATGTCCCTCGGCATGGGAACCATCATGGGGCCGGACGGCGCCGATGCGTTGATGGCAGGAATGCTCGACCCGATGTCCATCCCTGGCATCGTCTCCCTCGGCTGGTGGGCTGCCGTCGCCCTCGTCCCGTGGAAGCTGCGCAACGTCCTCGGCCGCAAGCCCAAGGCGGCCAACCTCGTGCAGGGTGCCCCGGTTGGTGCCCCCGTGCCCGCCCTGCCGCTCACTGGCGCGCAGGCGATCCTCAAGCGGTGGGCCGAGCACGTCTCCAACCCGCAGAACGGAGCACACCGGGGCCAGGAGCTCACCGTCCGCACCTTCGGGACCACCCGCTGGGTCGGCACCATCACCGCGCCCGTCGGATCATCCGTCACCGTCACCGCCGACACCGTGTCCTCCGTCTACCAGATCCCCGCCGCATGGATCTCCTTCAAGGCCGGCGCCCACGCAGGGGAGCGCCACATCGCCGTGAACCTGACCGCCCCCGCCGACCTCGACCCCTCCACCCTGATCGGGGCATGGAAGAAGTGGGTGGCCAAGCCCAACGGCCTCATGGCCGGCACCCACCTCAAGGACCTTCGCGACGACCCCAACACCGGCGGGCAGGTCGCCCTCGTCGTCGCCGGAGATGACCTCGACCGACTCCGCCACCCCGACCGCATGGACCTTGCCGGAGCCATGCGCGTCACCAACCCGCTGCTGATCTCCTACGAGCCCCGCCAGAACCCCCGCGAAGCCGTCATCCGCAAGATGGACCGCAACCCCCTCGAGCAGGGCACCCCGTTCCCCGGCGTGCACGTCCTCAAGGCCAACGCCAACGGCTACATCGAGCTCGGCCGCGGCGTCTCCGGATTCCCCGCCCGTATCCAGCTCCACGACCCCGCCCTCGGCGCCCAGCACTGCATCGTTGCCGGGGTCACCGGCTCCGGAAAGGGCGGCACCCTCCAGATCATTGCCCTCGCCCACCACGTCAACCGGTCCGCGATCATCTACGCCGACCCCAAGGGATCCTCGAACCCGGCGATCGAGAAGATGGCCGCTTACTCCGGTCTCGGCCCGGACGATGCGATGGGTGCGCTCCGTATCTGGTACCACGGTCTGATGCACCGAGTCGCCGAGTCCGCGCGCCTCGGAATGAAGAACTTCAAGGCCAGTCCGGGCCGCCCCTGGGTGCCCCTGATCCTCGATGAGGCCAGCAAGCTCCTTGGCGAGAACGCCGAGCACCGTAAGGAAGCCACGTTCATCATCAACGCCGGTGCGACCCTCGGCCGCTCTCTCGGTATGCCCGTCGACCTCGCCAACCAGCTCATGCAGCTCGCCCAGCTCGGAGGCGACGCAGCGATCCGCGACAACATCTTCTACGGCGGCTCTCTCGTCCTCCTTCGCTCCGACTCCCAGCAGAAGCACCTCGTCGACCTCCCCGAGAACTTCGCCGGCTGCAACCCCGCCGACATCCCCCCGGCCTGGTCCGGAGACCGCGACATGGTCTACGACCCCAGCACGCCCCCGAACGACCCCGAGCGCACCTTCGGTCTCGCGTTCGCCGCCAGCCCCGGCGCCCACGCCGAGATGATGCGGAACTGGATCCTCGAGGACGCCACCCCGTACATCGACACCGACAACATCGTCATCCCCGAAGACTGGCCGTTCTGGGATCAGCGCCACGAGCTCGCCACCCAGTCCGTCCTCCCCGACGACCAGGCCGGCGGCGACGATGACGACTTCGCCAGCGGAATGCTGTTCGGCGGAGTCACCGTGGCAAAGAAGGGCCCCTCCGCCGACGACAAGATTGTCCGGGCGCTCGAGGAGGTCGCCGACCCCCTTGGCTTCGAGGTCATCTACAAGCACAAGAACGACATCGCCAAGCTCGCGGGCGTGACGGGTTCCACCTTCGACAACGCCCTGTCCCGCCTCGCCGCGGAAGGGAAGATTCACCGGCAGATGAAGGACGGCAAGGAAGTCCGCGGCCACTACGGCCTCGGCCCGGCCCCCGAAGGCCAGTGACCGGCAGGGGGAACCGGGGGAGGAGCAGCCCGGACAAACCCCCATCCATGCGCCACGATTGAAGAGCACGGCCGGCCAGGGAGCCCCGGTGTCCCCGCGCCCACTCCCCGGCCAGGCCGTGCCACACATAACCCCCGACAACCGGGGCACCAGACCGTACGACCCGAGCTCCAGCAGGTACTTCCCCCGACCTGCCCGAGCCACCCGGCCCCCATCAGGCACCCCCCGCCTGGTGGGGGCCGCGGCTTGCCCCGGCTACTTCACCAGCTTCCAGATCCCGCAGCCCCGCGTCGTGAACTGCCCATCCGACGCCCGGATCGTCACCGTGATCTCCTGCGTCGACGTCGCGAAGCTGTTGTCGATGATGTCCCCACCCCTGGAAGTCCGCTCCCAGTAGCAGTCCGCCAGATCACCCTTCGCCTGGTACGTGCCCGGCCCGATCGCATCGTCGGCCGTCCCCGGCTTCGCCTTCACCTTGTACGTGCCATCCGAGTACGACCGGGACGCCTTCCCGTCCAACGCCTTCGTCACCGTCTTCATCAGCTCCGGGCACAGCTTCGGCACCCCCATCCGCAGCACCGCAGCCTCGTCCTCGGTCGGCTTCCGCATCATCAGCCACTCAGCCGGATCGTCATCGACCTCCGTGCGCTCCGGCAGCGCTTTGCAGATGTCCGCCACGTAGGCCGACGCCGACTCGCCAGGCATCCACCCCTTCGCGGTCGCCTCCTGATCGATCTCGTCCTCCCAAGTCGGCGGCTCCTCCACCGTCAGAGAAGGTGCTGGCGCGACCTCCGACACCGATGGACTCGAGGCCGCCGGCTTCGCGTCATCACTGCCGCCCCCACCGCACCCCGACACCAGCGCCACCGCGACAATTCCTGCCGCAACAGCCCCCACGCCCCGCATAAGCCTCATGCCGCGCAGGATCCCACCAGGATCGGGCAGGGGGAAGAAAGACCGGCACATCGGGGATCATCGGTTACAGGCGCGGGGCCTGACGACAACAAAGCGGGAGCCCCGACCGCCATGCCAGCCTCCAGAGCAAAACAAGCCGACACCGCCCAGCGACGCACCGAGATGCTGCGCATGAAGATCAGCGGCAAGTCGGTCACGCAGATCGCCGAACACTTCGGCATGACGCGCGCCACCGCGTCCAAGGACCTCAGCCGCATCGTCCGCAAAGCCCGCGAACTCGAGATCCAGGAAGCCGAGCTCTACCGCGAAGTGCAGCGCGGACGCCTCGAAACGCTCCTGCTCGGCGTCTGGCCCGACGCGGTCACCGGCGAACCGAAGGCATCAGAGACTGCCCGAAAGCTGATCTCCGACCTGTCCGACCTCCTCGGCGTCAAGGTACCCGTCCGCACCGAAATCTCCGGCCCCGAAGGCGGCGACATCCCCTTCAGCAGTGGCGACCTGACCGAGCTCCGCACCCTCATCGCCATCTCTGACCAGCCGGGCGCCGAAGTACCCGACTTCGGTCACGACGACGAAGACGAGGAAGAGGACAGCGAAGGCGACCAGCCAGACGACGATGACGACGACGACCAGTAGGCGGCACCAGGAGTTCCTCGACGAGTACCGTTCCCTTCCTGCCGAGCAGCGCTACCTCGTTGCCGCCCGCGCCACCCCGGACCAGCGGCGCAAGCTCATGGCGATCGAGCGGAACATGGCCATGGACCGGTCCCCCGGAGCCATGGCGTCAGTCCTCACCGAGGGCCGCGAACTTCAAGCACCGCACCTGAATCTGATCGACCAGGCGTTCCAGCGCATCGCGGCCGGAGAGAAGCTGCAGGTCATGCTGACGATGCCGCCACGCCACGGGAAGTCTCAGAGGGCCTCGCGCTGGGGGCCCCTCTGGTATCTGCGGCGTCACCCCGAGCACCGCGTCATGATCGCCTCTTACGGTGCCGACCTTGCTGAAGGCCACGGACGGTGGGTGCGAGACCAGCTTCGCGAGTACCCCACAGCGCTCGGCATCCGCCTGCACTCCGGATCCCACGCCGCGAACCGGTTCGACCTTGAGCAGCGCCGGGGATCATCCGTCACCGGCGGCATGGTCACCGCAGGCGTCGGAGGCGGTTTGACCGGAAAAGGCTTCAATTTGGGCATTATCGACGACCCGTTCAAAGGCAACGACGACTCCGGAAGCCCCGCGCAGCGCGACCGCGTCTACGACTGGTACCGCTCCGTCTTCTACACCCGGCGTGCCCCCGGCGCCTCAATCCTGCTGATCAATACGCGTTGGCATGAAGACGACCTCTCCGGCCGGCTCCTCGCCCACGAACCCGAACGATGGATCCAGATCGACCTGCCCGCCATCGCCGACAACGCCAACGACGCCCTCGGACGCACCCTCGGACAGGCCCTCTGGCCCAGCCAGTACGACGAAACCGACCTCGCCGACACACGCCAGACCCTCGGCGAACGCATCTGGTACGCCATGTACCAGCAAAAGCCCCGCCCCCTCGAAGGCGGCGTCTGGAAATGGGCATGGATCACCGGGCACCGCGTGGACCCCAAAGCGTGGCCCGGCATCACACCTACCCGTGTCGTCGTCGCCGTCGACACCGCCGGTGGCGACACCGTCCGACGCGACTCCGCCGGCAACGACGAAGTCGGGCTCGTCTGCGCCGCCCGCGACGCAGAAGGCCACCTCTACGTCCTCGACGACCGCTCACGCAACATGGGCGCCGAGACATGGGGCACCGAGGTCTGCCAGCTTGCGATTGACCGGCAGGCTGACGCCATCGTCATCGAGAAGAACTTCGGCGGCGACATGGCCGCACAGATCGTCCGCCAGGCCTGGAGCGAACTCGAACGGGACGGCGGCACGAACCGGATGCTGATGCCCGCCATCATCGAAGTCCACGCCAAGCAGGGGAAGCGCCTGCGCGCCGAACCGATCGCCCAGCTCTACAAGCAGGGCCTCGTCCACCACGTCGGAGAGCACACCGAACTCGAGGGGCAGCTCGTCACCTGGATCCCCGGTATGGACTCACCGGACCGCATGGACGCTGCCGTGCACGGCCTCACCGAGCTCGCCAACCCGGCTGCCGCATCCGTGGGCAGCGGTTCGTACAGCGACCACCGCCTGTCCGGGCGTCGTTGACCGGGGGCAGCGCCCAGGCCCTGCGCCCGTACGCTGATCACATGGCGCGGGGCCTGGTACAGAGGAGTTCTGGTGGGTCTCAGGCAGATCGCCATCCACGCATGGAGCTGGCTGAACTACAAGCCGGTCTACTCCGACTCGATGGGCATGCCCAACCGTCGTGCGTTCCCCGAAGCGCAAGCGATGTGGGTACCGGCCGAGGACGAACGGCGCCTCGCCGCGTACAAGCTGCTGTCCGCCTACGACCACAACCAGGCAGCGGAGATCGCCGAGGTCGTCGACGGCCCGAACGCCCGCGACCGGCGCGAGTTCGGCGACCCGTCGATGTTCATCGACACCCTCGTATCGAACGTGCTGGGGCGCGAACAGAAGATCGTGGTCCCCGGTGCGGAGCAGACCGGCACGGTCCAGAACGGGGCTGTGTCAGCCGCGGCTGCGGAACGCGTCCAGGAACTCCTGCGCGACTGGGCCAAGGCCGAACTGCTGCCGATGCGCTTGCAGCAGTGCGAGCGGAAGACCGTCGCGCTCGGAGACGGCGTGTACCGGATGGCGTGGGACCCGGCGAAGCGTCGCCCGACCCTGCGCGTCACCGACCCCGGGTTCTACTTCCCCGTCATCGGGGAGGACGACGACGGTGGGGAGTACCCGCGCCGTGTTCACTTCGCCTGGGAACTTCCCGCGGATCCGAAGCGGGACCTCAAGGCCCGGCTGCGGCGGATCACGTACGAGCTGGACTGGATTCGGCCGCTGACCGTGACCGGGGTCGACGAGACCGGCTCCCGTGCGGTCCGCGCCTTTCCCCCCGCCCCTGTGGTGGAGGGCGAAGACGGTACGGAGCCCGCCGTGCCCGTGCTGACAGCTGGCGACACCATCGAGCCCGTCACCGGGGCCATCGCCCGCCAGTACGCGTGGAACGACGAACCCTCCTACTTCACCTGTTACCTCACCGACGCCACCTGGGTCATCGGCGACATCAAGGGACCCGTCGACGTCGACTCGCTGCCTCTCGCCAGTGCCACCTACGCCACCCGGTCGGACGGTGAAGTCCTCGACCACCTCGACCTCCTCATCGACTTCATCCCGGTCATCCACGTCCCGAACACGGTGCCGCCGGCCGAAGAGCACTGGGGGCAGTCGTCGCTGGCGAAGGCCCTGCAGGTCTTCGACGAGCTCGCCGGATCGGACACCGACTCCGCCCGCGCTTCCGCAACCACCGGGCTGCCCATGCTCGCCGTGTCCGGTGTCACCGACTCCCGGCAGGAACTGGCCGCCGGCCCGGGCATGGTCTTCAAGCTCGGGGAGAACGGTCGCCTGACCGCCGTCGACACCTCCACCGCCCTGGCAGAGCTCCGCAATCACGTGGCGGACCTGAAGGACCGGGCCTCCAACATCGTGCGGCTGCCCGCCGTATCCCTCGGCACCCTCAGCCCGTCCGAAGTGCCGTCCGGGTTCGCCATGCAGGTCTCCCTGGGCCCCCTGGACTCCCTCATCGGCAGCATGCGCCTGGCCCGCGAACACAAGGAACGGCTCCTCCTGAAGTTCGTCCAGCGCCTCTACCTGGCAGGCCAGCACCCCGACTGGGCCGGGATCACCCCGCAGGACGCCGAACTCGTCCGCGGCCCCTACACACCCACCGACAAGGCGGCGGTTCTCGAACAGGTCGCCAACGGTGTCCCCAAGGGCGTCATCTCCCTCGAGACCGGGGTGCGGATGCTCGCCGACGCCGGGTTCCCCATCGACGACATCGAGAAGGAGATCGAGCTCATTCAGTCCCGGGCGTTCGAGCAGGCCCGGTTCCTTGCCGACGCCCTCGGCAACCCCGACGAAGTCGCCTCCTTCCTCGGCCGCCAAGCCCCGGAAAACCCGGAGCCTCCCGTGCCGAACCTGCCGCCTGCTGCGGCCGACGACACTGTTCAGAACCTCCTGGAACAGGGGCAGCAGGGGAGCAGGGGGAACGAATGACCCGAGCCGTGCTTTCCTTGATCTCAGGCGCGGGGCCTGGAACAAGTTCGGGAGGACTTGCGCTTATGCGTCGCCCCACGCAGCACCACAACATCCCCGCCATCCACTCGGCGTGGGCGCACCCGTACACCGGCGTGACCGGTCTCGGCGTGTTCTACAACGACGGCGGCGACCCGCCCGCCGGTGGTGCGCCGAACCCCCAGGACCCCCCGAAGCCCGGGCCGCCCACCACCCAGCGGACCTTCACCCAGGACGAACTCACCGCCCTGGCCGCGAAGGAGAAGGCTCAGGGAGAACGTGCCGGCGCGAGGGCCGCTCTAGAGAAGGTCGCCGCCGACCTCGGCTTCACGAACCTCGACGACGCCAAGGCGTTCATCGAGGAAGGCCGCAAGGCCAAGGAAGCCCAGCTGAGCGAGCACGAGAAGAAGGAACGCGAACTCGCAGACCGTGAGGCCAAGGCCGAAGCCCGTGAGAAGGCTGCAGCAGAGCGTGAGCGGATCGCGAACCGTCGGGCCATCCTGGTTGGGCTCGGAGCGACCGGAGTAGACCTCGAGGACGCTGTGGCCCTCCTGCGCGTCCCGGACGACGCTGACGACGCCACGATCACCGAGGCTGCTGAGGCGCTCAAGGGGCGCCGCGGTGAACTCTTCGGTGTCGCCCGGCAGGACGACCCGGCCGTCACGCAGCTCCCCCCGGCACCGGGCGGTGCACCCGCAGGCGGCCCCCCGGCACGACAGGCACCCACCGGCAAGCCCGGCGACCGAGGCCGCGAAATGGCCCGCCTCCGCGGCCACAAGCCCGCCGCATAACCACAGACTTCCCGGCCCACCAGCCGGGGTTGGGACCACGCCCTCTCCTCGTGGACGCACACCCCCAGGGGTGCAGCTGTCACCGCCGTTTTCATGAGGAGAGGCAGTCGTGAACGACTTCCAGCCCTACTCCTACACGGACAGCGTCACCGCCGACCGGCCGTGGCTCGCGTCCCTGGTAGGAGTCCAGGACACCAACACCATCACCCTCGACCTGAGCAAGTTCGTCGCGGGCACCCACTACGTCGTCTCGGCGAACCCGCTGCTTCAGGGCCGCACGGTCATGAAGTCCGGCATCCCGCTCGGCAAGGTCGCCGCATCCGGGCTGTACGCCCCCTACGGCGGCACGACCAGCGAGCTGCAGACCGTCACCGTCACCGGCACCCCCACCGGGGGCACCTACAC